CTCGATACTTTAACATCCGAACGATCCTAAACCCCGACGAGCGCAACGAAATGCTTGTCATGCAGGCGCTGGAGGTGCTTATCTAATGGCACGGGCGCGCAATATCAAAGTCGAGGGCCTCGACGAACTGACGCAGCAGTTTGCAAAGCTCATGGCCACGGTTGAAGGCCCAGCGCTGCAAGACGCCATCCTGGATGGCGCGCGAATGCTCGAAGACGAAGTGGAGCGCCGGGCTCCGGTTGCGCCTTATCCGACTCATCGCTTCGGCGCGATCCGTAATCCTGGGGATCTGAAAAAGTCAGTCAAGTCGGCCAAAGGCCGCAAGCACAAATTTTTTCTGCAGGCCTACACGTTTACGTTAAAGGATTTGGCGCCGCACGCCTTTATGGTTGAGTTTGGCACCAAGGCTCGCACGATTCAGGGAAAAAAAATGCGCATTCGCGGCGCGGCGTTCAGCTGGCTGGCGCGGCTGGGCGACCAGATACGCACAAAGATTCAGCACCCCGGCGCACGGCCTGCGTTCTTTTTTCGCGACTCGATCAAGGCCAAGCGTCTGCAGATCAAGCGCCTTATTGAAGTCCGCGCCAAGGCCGCCTTCGAGGCGATTGCGAGGGCCGCATGAGGCTCTATCAGGCGCTGTATAAGTACCTGCAGACGCAAGCGCCAGTAACGGCGCTGGTGGGCACGCGGGTGTACGACGCGCACGCCGACCAGGGCCGGGCCACTAAGTACCCGTGCATCGTAGTCGAAATGATTGACGACCAGCAGTTTCATTCCATTGGGGCGAATCCGACGGCAACGCGCCGGCCAGTCAACTTTTACTGCATGGCGCAAGGCAACGGCAAGGCGAGTGACGACCTTGCCGACATCGTCTACGCCGCCATCATGGGGCAAGAAGCGGACATCACGACGGCCAGCGGCCTGACAGTTCGTAGCACGCATTTGAACGGGCGCAGAAACGAGTACGAAGACGCGCTCGAAACCGACAAAAAACTTTACGCAACGGTCGTGGAGTTCGACATCATTCACGACGTTTAAGGAGCAAAACCATGGCAATTTTAGTGGGCAATGCAGGCAGTTTCCGACTGACAACGAACACAGTGCTAGAGATCGACACATGGACGCTGGACGTATCCACCGGCCTCGAAGAGACCCAGTCGTTCGGCGACGCGTGGAAGGAGCGCACGGCCACCATTCGCGAGTTTAGCGGCACGGCCTCTGGCCGCTTCGACAACGCCGACACGAACGGTCACGTCGCATTGAGTACGGCGTTTTTGGGCGGCACGTCGGTCTCGGCGCGATTTTACATCAACGGCACGAATTACTACAGCGGCACTGCCTTTGTGCAGGCGTCGCTCAATGCCAGCGAGAACGGGCTGGTGACTGCCAGCTACACGTTCACCGGCTCCGGCGCACTGACGTACACCTAGATTTAGGAGGCCACCATGGCAGTTCTTGCAGGGCGCAACGCAGACATCTACCTAGCCACCGGGGCGGGCACCAGCATGACCGGACAGGCGACGACCGCGCTAGGCGGTGGCGTCTACCAGATCACGCTGGCCGCTCGGCGGGCCATCAATCCAAACGCATCGCTGACCGTCCTTGACGGCGTGACGACTGTTTCGCCAGCGCTGTACCAAGTCGCGTGGGGCAACGGCAAGATTGTGTTTCCGAGCTACACGCCGACTGGGGCCATCACGGTCACCGGCTCGTTTTTGACTTTGTCGAAGGCGGCGCAGGGCACCGACTGGACGCTTGATATCACTCCGACGCTTGAAGAGGTCCAGGTATTCGGCGACGCCTGGAAGTCGCGGGCTGTAGTGCAGCGCGAGGGCACTTGTACCTTTGGCCGGTTTTACGACGACGCGTACTTTGTTACCAACGCCAACAGCTACTACGTCATCGACCTTTACGCCGACTTCTCGAACACCGTCCGTTGGCGGTTCGGTGCGTCGCAATCGTCGGTCGGCATTAGCGTCGGCGAGAACGAGATCATTCGTGAGAACGTATCGTTTAGCACCATCGGAATCGTAGACTATTAACATGAAGACCCTTGCTGACCGCATCTTAGCGGTGCAACTCAAGACCGAAGTGATCGACGTGCCCGAGTGGGACGCGAAGATCGGAATCACCGAGATGGATGCCGGCCAACGGATTCGGTTCGGAGAAGATGCGAAGCGCACCCCGGCGCTGGCCATGGTGCGCCTGTTGATCGCATCGGCGTTTGACCCAGAGACGGGTAAGCCGGTGTTTGAGCAGGCCCATCAGGACGCGCTGCTAAAGATGTCGGGCAGCGTGATCGACCGCGTGGTTACGGAAATCTGCCGCATATCCGGCCTGACCGAAAACGCGGCGGCTGAAGCAGCAAAAAACTAACTGGCGAGCGTAAGTTTGCGTTTGCGCTCGCCGAGCACCTACACATGACAGTTGGGCAGTTGCTGGCGACGATGTCATCAAGCGAGTTTTCCGAATGGGGAGCGTATCTGGAGATGAAGCACCAGGAGCAGGAAAAGGCATCGAAAGAAGCGGCGGCTAAGGCGCGAGGTCGCCGCTAATGCCTGTTCTCAGCAACCTGATTGTCCGCATCGGGGCCAGCACCGACGACTTTGACAAGAAGGTGAACGCCAGCCTGAATAAAATCAAGCGCTTCGGTGCGGACGTGGCGCAGGCCGGGCAGGCGTTGTCGATTGGAATCTCGGCACCGCTGGCGCTGGCTGGTGCCGCGGCACTCAAGGCCGCGTCGGACATGGAGACGTTGTCGAAAGGCCTGTCGGTAACGATGAAGTCTACCAGCGCGGCGGCTGACGAGCTGCAGCGACTGAAAGAGGTCGCAAAGCTACCTGGCCTGAATTTAGAAGACGCCGTCAAGGGCTCAATTAGGCTGCAAACGCTTGGCAATAGCGCGGCAGACTCCCGCCGCATTATGATCGAATTGGGCAACGCTCTGGCCGTGGTTGGCGGAGGCCGCGAAGACTTTGCAGAGGTGATCAGGCAGTTGACGCAGCTGGGCGCGGTCGGCAAGGTAACGAAAGAGAACCTTGACCCTATCGTCGAGCGTATCCCGCAGATCGCCGCGATCATCAAGGAAAAGTTTGGCGCAGCGGCGCTTGGCGATCCCGCCAAGACCTTTGAAAGGCTGGGCATTTCGTCGCAGCAGTTTATCAGCATCATCGTTGCCGAGTTGGCCAAAGGCGACCGAGCGGGCGGCACGTTCAAGAACAGCCTTGAAAACCTGCGCGACGCGGCGACGCAGACGGCGGCCGAGTTCGGAAAGGCACTACTGCCAGTCGGTCAAAAGGTAATCGACGAGTTTTTGAACCCGGGGATCGAACGCGCCAAGGCGCTAGCCGATTCGTTCAACGGTCTGTCTGATAGCAGCAAAACCGCCGTGATTGAGATGGCCGCGTTTGCCGCCGCGCTGCCGGTGGCTATTTTGGTGCTTGGCACTATGGCCGAAAAGATTGCTGCGATTATTCAGGGCATCATCAAGCTGCGCGTTGCCATCGCTGCCATCATCGGCGTCGTGGGCGCGTTTGGCGCGGCGCTGAACGCTCAGGTGCTGGCCATGGCGGGAGTGGCGGCGGGGACGCAAGCGGCGGCGATAGCCATCGGCGTGTTTTCTGCGGCTGCAACCGTAGCCGTTGCCAGTTTAGGCGCGTTGGCCTACGCCGGTTATCAGTGGTACGACGCGCAAGAGTCGCTGAATCGCTCTGGTTTGAATCTGTCGAATACGACGGAAATGCTGCTTAAGAAGCTGCGCGGAAAGACTCCAGCAGTCGCGGAACTGGAAAAGCAGTATCGGTCAGGGGCGATTGGGCTTGACGAGTTCAACGCTAAGCTACTGGAAATCGCAAAGAGCCTGAGCGCCAAGGGGCAAGTGACCGGCGCGGCAACGGCTGCCACGCAATCGTTGACGCAAGCGTCGGCGGCGGCTACGGGTGCTATAGAGCAATATCGGCAGATAGTCGTATCTAGCTACGAGGAAGACTTTAAGACGGCTGTCCTGAAAGAGCGTCTGTCGATCCTGCAATCCGACTACACGCAGCGATTGAACGACGGCGTGGCTGCGCTGGTGAAATACGGCAGTGCCGCCGGGGCTGCGGCTGCCGCATTGCGCGAGATGCGGATCGCGGAAATGCCGCCGGACATCAGCAGCGCTATCGACATCCGCAAGTTGCCGAATCCCATGGGTATGCCGGGCCTGCCGGGCGAGTCGGTGCTGACAGGCGCAGACCAGGCCCGTGCGGCCAAGCGCAACGCCGACATGATAAAGATTCTGTCGCGCGACGCAGCAGGCGAGTGGAAGAAGACGCAACAGGCCATCTCCCGGCAGGTCTCCACCATCGTTACGGACCTGTCGCGCGGCCTGGCCGACATCATCGTAAGCGGCGGCAAGGTGGGTGAGAAGTTCGAGGAACTCGGCAAGCAGATCGCCAAGTCTCTCATTCGGACAGTGATCGAAAACGGCATCAACAAAGTCATTGCGGCGCTGGGTGGGCTAATGGCCAACCTGGGCGGCGTCGGCGGCGCACTCGGCGGCTTGCTGGGCGGCACGGGGGCGCGCACGGCAACTTCGGCGATACCCGGCGTGCTCGGCGGCGGGGCTAATGCGGCCATGGGCGCGATTCCCGGCATCAGCACCGCGGCAGGGTCGGCTAGCAGCGGCATTGGTTCCGCCGTGGCTGCGGCGAACCCCGTTACGGCGGTCGTGAATGCGGTGGCTGGCGTGGCAACGGCGGTGTCGTCGATCATCAGCAACTTCCAGTTCGCGGCCATGAACAAAACGCTCGACCTGATCGAGAAGGAAGTCCGCTACTCGCAGATTCACCTGCTACACCTGCTCGAAAAGAACAACGAGTATCTGCCCAAGCTGAAAGACATTTGGGACAGCCTAATTCGCATGGAAACCCGCGGCATGGCCGTTGGCGGCGGTGGTGGGGCCGTGACCATCAATATCAGCACGACCGGCGACACGCGCCAGCTACTCGACGCACTGACCCGTGAATTGAAGCTTCTGGGCGTGATACCGCAATGAGCATCGACGTTTACATCGGCGGAAGTATCCGCGAGATCGTTCCCTACACCCTGTCGTTGTCGGCGACGTTGGGCAACCGGGCCACCTTCGGCTGTCGCGTGGTATCGACCAGCGGGGCCTACCGACCGCAACAGGGCCAGTTGGTCGAGATCTGGACCGGCGGCACGAAGTTGTGGGCCGGGAGCATTGACGAGGTGTCGGAAGTCTCGATAACCGAAGCGGGCGCGGCGGCGGGCGCGTTCTACGAAATCAGCGGCATCACCTGGGAGCAGCGACTCGACCGGCGACGCTGTTTCAACGCATCCACGGCGCTCCCGGCGCACTACGACGGCAGCTTCGTCTACACTGCCGACGCCAGCACGAATACGCTCACCACGGCGTCCGCGCATGGCCGGGCGAATGGTGACAAGGTCCGAGTCAAGGCGCACGCGCAGGGGGCCATTTGCGGCGGATTAAGCGGCACCATAGAGTACTTCGTCGTCAACGCTGGCGCGACTACGCTGCAACTGTCGCTAAGCTCTGGCGGCGGGGCGGTGGACATCACCGACACTGGCACGCTCGACCAAGTGCTCGTGACCGGGCGCGCTGGGCTGATCGTCAAAGACCTTATCACCAACTTTGCCAGCAACGAAGGCATCGGCAGCACGAACGTCGATGACGGCGTGGTGGTGGACGTGGTCACGTTCGACGCATCGACCACCGTATCGGAGGCCATTGGGCAGCTGGCCGGACTGTGCAATTTCGTTTGGTGGATCGACGAAGACCGCGAGCTGTACTTCAAGCCGCGCACGTTTGCGACGGCGCCGTTTTCAATATCCACCAGCAGCGCGAACTATCGTTCGCTACAGGCCCGGCGGACCCGCGAGGACAAAACCAACGCCACGCTGTCGCGTGTGCCGCCTGAGCAAGTGGCGGCGCTGGTGGAGCCGTTTACCGGCGACGGCACGGCGCGGGCCTTTACCTTGTCGCGGCGCCTGGGCCAGATTGTCTCGATCCGGCTGAACGATCAAGATGTAGACTTTGGTCAGTATTTGTCGGACACGGACAAAGCATGGTATTGGCAGTTTGGCGCGACTGCGATTCGGCAAGACGCCGGCGGCGACGTGCTGACCAGCGCGGACACGCTGACGGTATCCTACCGGGCGCTTGGCGCTGACACAATCACGGCGGAAGATCCGGGCGACATCAGCGGCACCATCACGCAGGAGGGCGGCGGCAGCGGACGCTACGAGGCGTTTTTGGAGCGCGACCTGGGGCAGCTGCAGGCGCTGGCCGAAGCGCAGCAAGTCATCGCGGCGAAAAAAGACGCGGTGACCGAAATTAGCTACGAGACGGACGAGCAGGTAGAGGCGCTGTGCGTCACGCTCCGGCCTGGCCAGATCCAGACGATTGCCAACAGCCCGCGCGGTGTTTCCTCGTCGTCGTATCTCATCCATGACGTGCAGGTCACCGACGTGGCCGGGCTTTATCTGCGCTTCCGCGTCCGCGCCATCACCGGGACCAGCATCGTTGGCGTGCAGGAGTACTGGCGGGCGCTGGCCGGCATGGGCGGGGCAGTAACGACTATCAGCGGCACCAGCGGCGGCAGCAACAGCACGAGCACGCCGACGGCACCCGACAACGTCACGGGCGTCACGGCGACCAGCGAGTTTGCCGACGAGACCACGCTTCGCATCAAGCTGTTTTTTACCGCGCCATCGCCACTCGGTGACTTTGTCGGCGTGCACGTGTGGGAGGAGCCGGTAGACCAGAGCACCGGCGGCGCCGTGCCACTCAACTCCTCCGCGACCCTGGGCGGCACGCGCAACTTGGGCGGAACGTTCGCCCCGATTGACCGGGGCTACCATCTCACCAGTCCCGCAACGATCTACATCCCGCGGCCCACGCAGGCGGAGACCAAACGGTTCTACCTGGCGAGCTACAGTGAGACGGCCGAGGCCGAGTTGGTCCGCGCAGGCAACACCAATGCGACGCCCAACGTGACCATCGCCGTGGGCGACACGGTTTACCAGTCCGGAGAAGAATACGCGCGGCTGGTGACCGGCGTAAGCGTGACCGTGCAGTACGACGACTCACAGGTCGCGTCCCCGAAGTACAGGCTGGTGTTCGGCTGGACCGCGCCAGCGTCGCCTCCGGCGGCTTGGCAGCGCGAGTTTGGCGGTGTGCAGATCGTTTACGAATACGAGGATGGCAACCGGGCGCAAGGACCGGCGCTGGCCGTCAATGAGACAACGGCGCGCAGCGACTGGTACGACCTTTTCGTTGGGTCGTCGATTATTCGGTGTTGGTTTGTGTCGATGGACGCGAGCGAGAAGCCGCGCATCAACACCATCGTCTCGGGCCTGACGCCATCAGCCAACGCCACTGTTACGTGGCCGCTGGCTAGCCGGCCAGTGCTGACGCCCTACGCCGACAACGTGACTGGCTTTTCGGCGACCAACGCCCGTTACGCTACCAACGGGCAAGGGCAGAAGTCTCTGCTGATCGACCTCGCGTGGGCGCAACCAAGCGGCGCGGCGGCTTTGGCGAGATGGGGCGGCGCGGTGATTTGGCTGCACCTGCCGGGCA